CTTGACCAGCTCGGTGACCGCGGCATCGATCTTGGCCTCCCAGCGTGCCAGGCCATCATTCTTGCGCCGCTTCGGGCGCCGCTTGCGCTTGGGCGGCGGCAGCTGTAGGGCCTCGAACGCTCGATCGATCTCCTCGCGAACCTCCGCATCTCGCTCCGCTTGGAATCGCTTGATCATCTCGGACAGCGGGATGTCCCAGGCATCTCGTGGGATCTGGCGCTGGTACAGGATGGTGTCGCCAGCCGGCCAGTAGAAGCGCGTGCAATCGCTATGCACGACGGCATAGAACTTGTGACACGAGTTGATGTAGGCAACGAACCACCGGCTCTCGTCGTCTGGCCCGCGGGCTTCGCCGGCCTCGCGCACGGCATCGGTCTTCTTGCGGTAATAGGTGTAGCCGGTGACGTGATTGTGGCACTTCAGCATGCCTGGCACCCAGCCGAGACACTCGCCGCATTGCCACTCGATCATTTGGCCTTCGCCATGCGCTTGGCAGCGCGCCCGTTGAGCGGCACGGCGGGGCCGAGAGAGATGCACCAATCGACGGGAACCATGTGCCAGCCGGACTTGCCAGGCGGTTTGAAGCTGGCCCAGAACACGCACATCATGCCGAGATCGAGGGCCTCGTCATAGCCTGGCACGCGATGCCGCTCGATCTTGTGGCAGTTGAAGACCTTGCCGCTGCCCCAATGCGTTGACCTGGCGATCTTGAAGTTGTCGCCGGCCTTGAGCGGCCTGACGGGCTCTGGCTTCTTGAGCCTTACTGGCTGGGTTTTTCGGGCCATTTCACGGGTATCCCCGTTGCCTTCAGTTCGGGCGCCTTGCGAGGGCTTCTTGCTCATGCTCGCTTTCCCAGGATCTCCTGCTGCTGCCCAAAACAGGCGCGGCTGTAGCTCAACACGCAGAGGGCATCACAGGCATTGGGGTCGGAACTGGGCCAGCCCAAGACCTGGCAGCGATGCAGGACATCGCTCTTCATGGCGCGGGCATTGCCGACAAAATGCTTGCGGGCGGAGCCGAGATGCACGTCATAGCACGGCAGGCACAGCCTGTCCGCGGTGAGTTCAACGATGGCCGCCAGGCCCAGGAGCTTGCGGTTTGCGGCCATGCTGGTCTTGCCCCAGATGGGCGTGATCGCCGCCTCGCAGGCGATGTAGTCTGGCTCGTATTTTCTGAAGGCCGAAATTATTTTCTCCTCCAGCTTGCGATAGGCCGGGCCGAGAGCGGAGCCCGTGTGGCTGCATTCCCAGATGCCGGCCAATGGCACAGTAGAGCCTGAGGGATCGTCGCATGCCCATCCACAAATTCCGCCTAAATCCAATGCCAAGCCCCGGATCATAAAAGTTGTATCCGCTTGTTGTGCTTCGAGTTGTTGCAGTGGCGGCAAAGGGGCTGAATGTTTTCGATGCTATCGTCGCCTCCTCGACTAATAGCGATGATGTGGTCGCGCTCTAGCCGCTTTGTTGAGCCGCACATGGCGCAACGGTGCTTGTAGCGCTCAAGTAGCGCCAGCCACTGGGCACGCGTATGTGTATTGATATGCTTAGCTGCCCTTCGGCGTTGCTCGCAGCGTCGGCTGCATTCGCGGCGCATTGTTTTGTCATCGGGATAGATCCTCAGTCGGCTGGCTCGTGCATGGCGGCAGACATCACCACATAGCACTTTAGTCGAGCCAGGATCGACATCGAAGGCCTCGCCGCATTCCTTGCAATTGCGAGTGATCTTGCCGCCGCGCCAATGAGGATTGCTTTCGCCCGCGCGATCAGCAAGTTGGCAGGTTTGAGAACAATAATTGCGCTTTATTCCGCGCATTGCTGAGAGAAATCTGCGATATTCTTTGCCACATCCGCTACAAGATCGAACCACTAAGCCGCCGCGCCAAGCAGCATTAGCTGAGCCTGACTGATTGCGATCGAGAAAACAGGCTTTGGAGCAATAGTGACGCTGCGTCCGGACCACTTGCGAAGGCAGCTTGTCAAATTTCTGGCCGCATTCAGCGCAATCAACCAGCATCCAGGCCTCTCATGGCTCTTGCAGCAACCACCAGAGGAAGACGGCGCCCAGGCAGGCCATGACGATCGCGAAGCCCTCGCTGTAGCTCATCTGCTTCTGGCCATGTCTTCGTGCTTCCAGCCCCTGATCCAGGCATTATGCTGGGCGGGTGCCAGGCGTTCGTTATAGGGGTTGGTGGCAATGGTCCGATCCAGCTTCCTCGACCGCGTCCCTTGAAGGAAAGCGCTCGCCGTCTCCTGCGTTTGTTCGAAGACTTCGTTGCCCGCCGCGGCGGCCTGGTCCGGACCCTGTTCCTCGCCTTCCTCTTCGTCTGGCTCGTCATCTTCTGGTTCGTCATCATCCGGCCCTGGCACGGGATCGCGGGGAGGTGACGCCGCCGCCGCGGAGATCTCGTCCAGCCTTTGCTGGATCTCCTGCTGCATGGGTGACATCTCCGGGGGCTTCGCGTCACCTTGACGGGGCGTGGCGGAATCCGGCTTGGATTTCGGCTCGATCTCCGCCAGGCCGTCGAAAGTGAACTGAAAGCCCAGCGGAATATTGGTCAGCCGGGCCATGCGCAGGCGTTCGCTGATCTCCCGATCGACATCGAGCGGATCTCGGCGGAGCGCTTCCAGGGTCCAAGCGATCTCTGTCGCCCCGACTCTCCGGGCGTCCTTTACCAGCTGGGCATAGACGCGATAGGCCGATCGATAATCCTGCTTTTTCCTCTCCGCCTCCAAGAAGGCCAGCCTGCCGCGCTCCAGAAACTCCAGGCGCGTGGCATCGGAGACGTTGCCCCCAGGTGCCCGGCGCCCCTGGCGCGCTTCCTGGGGCTCCGCAGCGGCTCTGGGGCGGGGCGGGGAGCCATCCTTGCGGGGGCGACCCCGCGGGCGCTTGGGCTTGAGGCTCATCGAGCCTGGGGTCAATCGTTCCATGGGGCATCTCCTATGAATATTTGGCACGCCGTGCATTTTCCGCCTTGGTTATCCATCGGCAGTTTTGCGGATTATAGCCCTGGCAATTGTCAACGCGATCGATCGACAGCCCCAATTGGTAGCCATTGGCCAAAGCCCAATCGCGAAAGGCTTCAAAGGCCTGCCATTCCGGGCAAATCGTTATGCCCTTGTCGCCATAATATTTTTTGTAATTGGGACGCGTGCTGGCCGCACGATTTTGCCATATCGGCCATCAGCGACTTCATGTCCCGCCATCTCGATAGGTTGCCATATTTTAAAAAATACACCAGCATCCTGGGATTGGCGCGAGGGGAGGCCAGGTGTTCCCCCAAGTCGCCGGGCCACGACCGCGCCGATAGCTCGCTACGCCGGATTCCCTCGCCAGGGAGGCGTCAAACGGACAAATGCCTCGCTCTTTTGAGTTCTCTCGGGGCGGCGGGCCTTATTTACTCCTTGTCCCATTTCTTCGCCTTGCCTCTGGCATGACGCGGCGTTTTGTAGCCATCGAAGCGGGTGGGCAACTCCATGCTACGTCGCTGGAGCTTGCCCTTGGCCGTCATCTCCGGCGTGAGCTTGCGGACCTGCATCGTCGGGTCAGGGGGCCAGTCGCGTCCGATATAAGCCTGATCTTCCGGCGTCGGGCTTGGCCGTACCGGGCGATTGCCGCCGCGGTTCATTCTCGTTGGCCTCATCGAGCTATTCCCACTTGGGTCTAAGAAAGGGGCTCCCGGTCGGCGCCGAGAGCCCCAAGTCGTCGCTCAGCTATTCGAGTTCAGGCGCACCCTTCTTCGGGTCATAGCGTCCGATCTTGTCCATCGAACGATGGTTGCGATAAGCATTCCAGGCCACAGCGCAGGCCCGGTAGATCGCCATGACGGGCGGCTTCTGCACCTTTTCCTGCTTGGCGGCCAGAAGGTAGGCATCCAGCACTTTGGTCGGATGCGTCTCCTCGTTGCTGCCGCCTTGCCGGGCAACGTCGGTCCAGAAGGTTTCGGCCTCTTCCGGCGAGGATTCGTAGGTGCCATACATGGCCCCCATCACAGCCTGTGTGAACTCGGGAGTCTTCACCGACAAGATGCGGCCCGTCATTTGGATGAACGGGTGATATTTCGCTTCGGCGAATAGATTGAACTTGTCGTCGCTGGTCGGCATGTAGTCACCGACGACACGTCCGAGATACCAAGCAATGCCCTCGACGGCAGCGCGCGCCGCCTTGGGTGGGATATCGACAAGAGGCGTCTGGAGCCTCTGATAGACAGCGGAGATCTCTTCGATCTTGCGGGTTGACATCCGGCTGTCGAATTGCCGGAACAACAAAGCCAGCGAGAGCGTGGTATCGACCTCATAGTCATCGATGTGGACTCTCAGCCCCGGCGGCAGGCTGCCATTGAGCTTTGCCGCGGCCGTGCTGGAATGATGCCCATTTACGCGGTAGATCTTATCGTTCTCAAGGACGTGAGCCCGCGCCCAACTGAAGGCAATTGCTCTACCGCCGACGATGGTGTCCGTGAGATAATCGAGCCGCTTCTGGTACAAGTCGCGCTCGGTGAGCGAAGCCGGCATGTTGGCAAACTCAAGGGCGAGATCCTGGGTCAGATCCAGAGTCTCGCTCTTGATCAACCTGTAGTGTCTCATTGTCGCGTCCATTGGTACTTCCTTGATAAACCGGACGAGAGGATGAAACGATGCGCAGGCCCGTCCGGTCTGCCTTGCCATCGTCATTCTCCCAATCTCTGAGGATGACCTTGCCGCGCGCACCGATGAATCCGATCTCCGTCTTGGAGATGAGAGCATCGTGTCGCTTGGCTTGCTCTATCATCGCTCTGAAGAGCGGGAGGAATTGCTTCTTGACCTCGCTCAGGCGGACAAGCTTCTCGCTTTTGTCCTTCCTCACGATATCCTTATCTTTCTGGGCGGCTAACTTGTGGGGCGTTCGCAGAAGACGTCCCTGGCTCTTGACGATCTTGGGATCGGCGACTTGGTCTTCTCTCTTGGTATGATAGCTGTAAGCAACCGCATTCTTGAGCCCGACTTTGTCATCGCGGACCAAATCGATGATCGCAGGGATCGCTGTGCGCTCAAGGGTGCGTGCATTGTCGATGAGATTCACATGGACCCCTAATTGCTCAGCGATTTGACTTCGGGATTTAATCAACTCTCGAGTTGATTTATTCGGGCGACCGCGTCTGAGCCTCTCAAGCTTAGAGCCGATCAGCGCAAGCTGCGCGGGCGTGTGTTGCTGCCGGAGCTTGTTCTCTGAAATGGTATAGCCGATAGGATCGTCGCCGTCGTAAATCTCGACGCGTAATTCAAGCCCCAGCATCTCGCAGGCCCGCTGCCGATTCTTGCCGCAGAGCAATTGACCATCCTTGGTGATGACAGCGGTAACGCGCTGACCGTGCTGGCGGAAGTCAGCGATGAACTCGGCGAACTCAGTCGAGGTCTCGCTCATGGCGGGCCAAGCGGCATTGGCGGGATGGAGGGGATACATGAGCGGCAGACTGACACTGCCGCTATGCGCTGTCAATACAGGATTGCCGAGACGACGGAAATGTTGCTATCGTACAGGCATGGAACAGGCACTGACGGAAGCGATTCGCCGGGCCGGGGGTCTCCGGGCTCTGGGCCGGGCTCTTGGCATCAGCCATCAGACGATCACGCAGTGGCGCCAGGCGCCGCCGCTGCGCGTGCTGGCGATCGAACGCTTGACAGGCGTCAGCCGGCATAAGCTCCGCCCGGATATCTACCCGATCGAGAGACGAAAGCGCGCATAATCGGAGAAAGCCCGCTACCGCAACGGACCCCCCAGTCTCTGCGGCCAATAAAGCAAATGCTGCCGGCCAAATCCCCCAACCCCACCGGCAGCGGCGGGCTACAGAAGGGGACAAATGACCGACTGGCGCCCGATCGCTGAGCTTCCGGAGGACTCTCAGGCGCATTACGACATCCTGTGCCGGCGCTGGAACGAGGTCGTCGGGCATTGGGAATGGCGCCGCTTCACCGATTGCTGGAAGAATCCGCGGCAGAGGCCCGCCTGGCGCTGTCTCAGCGGCGGGATGGAGCGCGGCGGGTGGCAGCCTATGTGGTGGACTGAGGTAACGCTCCCAGCCGAAGTCAAGGCTCATGGCGCTCCGGTCTGAAATCATGCAGGCCCTCCTGGGCGCGATCGGCGGTCCCAGCAAGCCGAATCACGACGAGGTCGAGGCGGCGCTGATGCAGCTGGCAGACGCCACGGCAGCGATCATCAGGGTCATGCCCAGCGGAACGCGGGAAAGACTGAGGGAAAAATTCGACATGCAGCTTGCGACGGGATTAGAGCGCCAGCATGGGCTGCCCGGAGACGAGGAATGAAAGACAGGCTGGGCATAGAAGCCCTACGTATGGTTGTCATCATCGCTGAAGCGGGCGGCGCCAAGCGGCTCGCGGAATTGGATGGACCGGGCCAGATCGAGGCGTTGAAAGCCGCTATTGAGCGCATTGAGCGCGTTGAGCGGCGGATCGCAGCGATGGTCCGATGAACATCGTGATTCGCGCGAGCTATCTGTCTCAATATCCGGACTGTCCGCGGCGCACGGCAGCGCGGATCTTTCGCAGCGAGATCGAGGCCGCAGGCTTCCGGTTGCGTGAGGTGATCAGGGGTGTCGGCGCCGCCATAGGCAGCGCCGTCCACACGGGCGCGGCCACTATCCTGAAGGAAAAAGCCAGAATCGGAAGGATGCCATCATCAGACCTGGGGCTGGATGCGGCGCGTGACCAACTGCGATCAATGTCCCACGAGGGCATCGTCTATGATGAAATGTCACGCAAGCTGGGCGATGCAGAGGCCGCAGCTTTAAGAATGACCGCGATATATCGCGATACGCTGGCTCCATTCATCGATCCTATGCTGGTCGAGGAGCGGCTGGAAGCGCGAGCCGGCGCCGGGCTCATCCTCAGTGGCCAGAGCGATGTCATCGCCCGTGAGCCGGGCAGCATCCGTGACCTGAAGACGGGCAAGAGCATTGGCTTCAACAGGCCGCAGATCGGCGCCTATAGCTTGTTGGCACGGGCGCGCGAGCTAAACATCACGCGCGCGGTCATCGACTTCATTCGGCGCGTGGGCAATCGCCAAGAGCAACCGCCGCCGATCAGCATCGAGCATGACGTGGACGAAGTCGAAAGCGCGGCTGCGAACGTCTTGCGCGCCATGAACAACGACTTCCGCGCTTTCCGCGAGGGCGATAGCCGGCGCCAGATCCAGCCTGGCGATCCATGGGCCTTTCTGGCGAATCCGCAATCCAAGCTATGTTCGCCAGACTATTGCTCGGCTTGGGGCACTGATTTCTGCAAGGAGCATGCGAGAAAATGAGCGATCCACGCGAACCCTTAGAGTCACTCGATGATGGCATCGACCGCGTCGTCATCTATGTAACGATCGGCATCGTGGTGATGACCATCGTCATCGCCGGCATTGTCGTTTTCATTTCCGGAATCTTTTAGGAGGATCTCAATGGCTCAGAACGATCGTCCCGCGCTCCCTTCGCTGCGCGATAGCCGTACCATCGATATGGCCCGCAATGCTTCCGGCGGCTTCGACGCCGAAGCCTATTGGGTCATGGACCGGCGCGACAATCAGCTGATCGAGGACGAGATTCTCCAGGGGGCCGGCAGCAAGACCTTCGTCTACAGCTTCAAGATCTCCAACAAGCAAGTCTCCGGGGTCAGCGTCATCGGAGCCCAGCATCTGGCCGCGCATTACGGAGGCTTGAAGCACCGCATCATCGCGACCATCGAGAAAACCGGCGCTCTGCATATCTACACGTCCTATCCCACCGCAGAGCGCGACATGAAGGCCGCTCCCGCTGTCCATCATGAACTGGCGGAGGAGCCGGATTACTTCAAAGTGCTGGTGGAGATGACGGATCTGAAGACCGGAAACACTCGGCAGATCGAGACGGTCGAGCGGCGCCTGGAGTATCGCGATGACGGGACAAGCTGGGAGAAGCCGCACTACCAGCGCATCGCCCAATCGAAGGCTTACAGGAACGCGGTCCTGGCTCTGATCCCGCAGGACGTGAAGATCCGCTGGTTGCAGCAGCAACTGAAGCTGACGGAGATCATCACCGACGATGTGATCGGAGAAAAGCGCAAGGCGGTCTTGAGCTACACCGCCAAGGCATCGATTCCCCTCGCCCGCGAGGCCGTCAATCAGCTTACGATGGAACAGATCTCGGCCCTCTCCGACGTGGCAAAGGAGAGGGACCGGGATCGTTTCCTGAGTGCCCTGGATGGGCTGGGGCTGATGAAGGAGGGCGTGCATGGGGAAGACGACGAAGATAAGGGGCAGGAGAAGGAGCGAGGTAAAAAGACGCGCCCGGCAGCAAAGGGACAGCCATCGACAGAGAAGGAAACGACAGAAGGCTCCGCCAAAGCCGGAACACCTCCCGCGGACGAAGGACTGAAGACTGAGACGGAACAGGTCGGACAGAAGGGCGAACGCAGGAGCGGCCCGGCACAGACCGGCAAACCGCACCGTCCCTCTTTGTTCTCCAAGGACGACTGAGCATCATCGAATAAACCGAGGGAGCATTTATGAAAGTCCGAATCGTGAACTACGTCGGGTGCGCGCGGGCAGAGTTGGATCTGGACGGCGGAATCACCCTGGTTGCCGGCGATAATGCGGTCGGCAAGTCGAGCGTCCTGCGCGGGATCGGCGCCTTGCTGACCGGCGACACGATGCCGAAGGGCGTGAATAAGGGCGACAGCCAGGTCATGATCATGGACGGAGCCAAGGCCGGCGAATTGATCCTAACGACCGGGGATTCCGCGGCAACCGTCACCTACCCCAATCCGAAATTTGTGACGCAAGGCGAGCCGCCCCAGGCGAGTCCCATCGCCGCCGGCCAGGCAGCCTTCACCGATTTCAAGGAGGACGATCGCGCCCGCTTTCTCCAAATGCTCCTGAACGCGCTGCCGACGCATGAGGGCCTGAATGAGGCCCTCAAGGATTACATGAGCGCGGAGGATATCGACAGCCTCACCGGCATGATCGAGCGGGAGGGATACGATGGCGCCTGCGAACGCCTGAAGGAGAAGCGCGTGAAGCTCAAGGGGCACTGGGAGGAGGTGACAGGGCAGCGCTGGGGCGACGTAAAGGCGCAGCAATGGATGCCAGAGGGCTGGGGCGAGTACGACGAGCAATCCGCGGAGCAAGTCTCTGCGCGCCTGGCAGCGAGCCAGGAGGCCTATGAGCGCGTGAGCAAGCAAGCGGCGATAGACGAAGGAGAATACCAGGCCCTGGTCGATCTCCTGGGTAAACGCGAGCCCACCCAGATGGCCTTGGATATGGCGCGGCGCCAGCTGCCCACCATCGAGGCCGACTGGGCGAACCTACATGGTCAATTGGAGACATTGCCGCCGGAAGTCGAAACGGGTGTTCCCTGTCCACACTGCGGCGCGCATGTCGTGATCCGCTACGAAGACAACGGTACTTTCAGCCTGGACCCGATCGAGCCGATGACGGAGGGCGAGCCAGAGCGGCGCAGGCGGGCGATCGAGGCAAAGCGCGAGGAAGTGGCGGAGGCCTATCGCAAGCTCGAATACCAGCAAGGCCACATCGGCGCTTGCGAGCAAAGGCTCCGCGAGATCTCCGCCGCTGAAAGCAAGCTCAAGGGCGTCAAGAAGGGCGCGCAGGGCGATCCCAAAGCCGTTGAGAAGGCCAAGGCGCAAATGGAGAAGGCAGCGGCGAGTGCCGTGCGCGTCAAGCTCGCCAAGGACGCCGACAGTACCGCGGAGCGCGTCAGGCTCTATACCCTGGTCATCGACCTCCTGGCCCCTGACGGGCTGCGGCGCCGGGCGCTGAACGCCAAGCTGGCGGCGTTCGAGGCGGGCCCCCTCACGCTATTGGTCAAGGACGCGCCGACGTGGAAGGCGGTCACGATCGATCGCGAGACGCTCATGCCCCGCTATGGCGGGCGACCGTTCGTGCTGTGCAGCAAGTCGGAGCAATGGCGCACGAATACCATCCTCCAGATCGCCTTCGCGCAGGCAGAAGGTGCCGCGGCGGTGTGCATCGACGGGGCCGACATCCTCTCACAGGACGGGCAGGACGATCTGTTTTGGGGCGTGCTGGGCAAGCTGCCATTCCCTGCGGTCGTCGGCTCGATGTACTCGCGCACCAAGCTCGTGCCCAATCTCGAAAAGGCCGGGATCGGCCATAGCTTCTGGATGACGGATGGCAGCCTCTACACGCTCGCGGAAGCGATGACGTGACGGTGCTGGAGTTTGGCCTGCGCCTGGGCCGGTTCTTGCTGCAATGCATAGGCGCCTATGTCGCGGTGCTGATGACGCTCGATGAACTCTGGTGGACCTATCGGCGCTACTGGCGCTATCTCGGCTCTGGCATCCTGGCGCTGGCGATCGTAGCTCTGTTCAATGCATAGAAAGGAGAACCCAATGAGATCGCGCAATTTGATTATCGCTCTGATCTTTGCCGGCGCTACCGCCTCATTGCTTGCCCAGTGCATCACAGCACGGGCTGGCGATGCTGGGCGTCAGGGCGAAGCGGGCATCGACAGCCGGGCCGGCGGCGGCATCTGTGGTTGTCTCGGCAATGCGCCACTCGCCGATCATCCCGGCGGCGGCGGCCTCTATAACGATGGTGGCTACTCTGGTGGTCTGGGTTCAGGGACCACCGCAAGCGGCGCGGACTACTGAAAGGGGGAATCCCATGAATGAAATGTTAGACTTCTGGCTCTGCCGGCACAGCCAGCCGTTCAAAGGCCCCAACACGACGCTGTGCGGCCTTTTCCGCTTCCTCTGGTGGGAGTTCGTCCAACTCCCTGTGCTGCGCCGCTGGCATCTCTTCTGGCGCCGGCACTATCAGATCGAGCGCCCCGATCTGATAGAACGCGACCGGCTGATTCAGATGCACCTCGACGCGAAGCTTAGCCGGCGCCCGCTTACCGACGAACAGAAGAAGCGCCTGCGCGACATTCTCAAGGCAGAGGAAATGCAGGAATATCCCGACACCACGATGAACGGTCGTCCGAAAGGCTCATGAGGCGCTTCCCTGGAACTGAGGGCGGCAGGCCCAAGATTCCGACAGAGGTGTTTCGCCGCATGGAGAAGATTTACAAGCGAGGCGGGCGCACCTGGGCCGAAGTCGCCCGCCTCGTCGGGGTGTCGTATAGCGCGTATACCAAGTGGAAACGCAGGCAATGATGAGAGCCGCGGTGATCGTGGTCGCCGCTAGCGCCTTCGGTGGCCAGGCCATGAAAGTCACCATCGACCAAACGTTGGTTTGCGAGTTCTCGCTGCCCGTCCCGCGGAAGCTGATCATTCAGCCTGATCATTCGGTGTACTACCAGCCATGGTCCGGACACGCCGGCTTGCGGACGATCGGCCCATGGAGCCACGCCAAGAGAGACTGCACAGGCGGATATCCGATTCCGCCCAAAGAAAAAGGCCCCGGCTGAAGCCGGGGCCAAAGGGCTCTGGGAGGAGCCACGTCATGACGATTGTCTGGTCGGTTATAGCTTCACTCGGTGCGCTGGTTGTCCTCTACTTTCTCTTCATCCTCGCTGCCTATGCCATCTGGGGCTCTGAGTTGGAGGACGACGATTGGTGGACGACGCCTAAATAGGCGTCAGCGTCACCGTTCCTTCAATCCGGTATTGCTGGGCCGTGCTTGGTGGTTCGCCGCCACCGCTCGGCGGCTCGCCGCCACCAGAGGAAGGGGGCGCATCACTGTCACCGCTCCAGGCATGGATGTTGCCGTGCCTAGCATAAGAATCCCATCGGCAGGCGTTCGTCGCCCCGCCGCCAGCGAAAAATGCGAAGTCATATAGGACATCATCGTCGGCGCCGACTTGCAGATGATGGCCGGGGATGCTGTTGGCGTGGAAGCCGTCATCGATCCAATATTCGGCGGAGCCATTATCGCCGCCGTGAATCCGAATGCGGATGTGATAGACGTGGTTCGTTTCGATGACGGGTCCGTACTGCACGGGCTGGATTAGCTGATCGCCAGAGCGCTGATCCTGGCACGAGGGACTGAACTTGCCGTTCTGGTATAGGCTGCCATTCCCGTTGTACCACATCATGGCGCGGGTTCCGCGTTTGGCGTCCTCGCCACCCACTTCCCCCCAATTGATACATGGCCCGATTTTTCCCCCACCGAGCTTCTCTGGATTCGGCGGCCAGAGATCGAACCCGTCCTCGAAAAGCCAATCAAATTCCAGATTGGCCGTCACCTTTGGGCTCTTGATCCGCAGGATGTAAAACTGTTGCCCTGCCGGCGGATTGGGGCCAGCCATGCCATAACCGTTTGCCGGATATTTCATGCGGCACGCCCGGTTGCCGTCGAAGCGGTCATCGTCCACGATGGAGAAATAAATCCCATTCGGGTCCATGTCTTGGAGCGTGTAGAGCGCGGAGTTGGGCCACGCCTTCTTCTTGTTGGCCGTCGTGAAAGCGCCAAGCGGCGCGAGGGTGAAGTCACTGCTGAAATTGTAGTCCGTCATGCATCTCTCCTATTCCTTTGGTGCCGTCGTCCCTGTCGTGCCGGTGCGCCTCTTGATCCATTCATCGACCGCGTCTCTCTCGGTCAGGTAGTCTCTCGCTTCAAGGACGTACCTTTCCCACAGCGGGCCGGGATAAGGGAAGGCCTCATGATCGGGATCGAGCCCCTGCGAGCGGGCGAGCGCTCGCGCCACGACCTCGATGCGTGGATCAGCCGCGGCAATGCGCTCAAGGTCGATCTGTTGCCGCGTCTTCTGGCCAGCGGCACTGACGAGGATGAGGAGACAGATTGTGAGCAACACCCAACGCCAGCGCATGCATCACGAGTACTCATAGATGATCGCGAAGGCGCTGCCCCCATTGCCGCCCTTCATCGAGCCCGATGTCATCATGGCGAGCGCACCGTCGCCGCCGCCGCCCCAGTTGACGGCGTTGTTGGCCACTGATGGGCCTCCGCCGATCGGGACGATGAGCATCGGAGGGCTGGGCGCGAAGTAGGAAGGGCCGCCGCGGCAGCACGCGCCGCTGTTGCCGGTGATCAGAGTCGGCGAACCATAGCCGCCGGGAATGCTGGCATAGCCGGCGTTGCCGCTGTTGCCGCCCTGCGTTGCGGAGCCAAACCAAGCATCACTGACATAGGGAACGATCGAGCCTCCGGTCCCGCCATGGCCGGCAGCGGCGACCAGCTGACCGCCTGGCAGCGACACCGTGCCGAAAGTAGCGTCAGCCGGCGTGGTGCCATTGTTCGCGGCGCCCGCCGCACCGCCAACGCCGCCGGCAGGAAGGACGAGATTCTGCCCCGTGATGTTCGCCCCGGAGTAAGTCGCCCAGCGTGTCTCCCCGGCGCCGCCAGCATTGGCAATGGCAAGCTGGCCCGCCCCTGCCGCGGGCACGCCGCCGCCGCCGCCACCAGGCGCCTGCAAGATGATGGCGATGCTGTTGGCGCCGCCGGATGGCACGTAAGGCGTCTGCGAGGTGGAGAAGGTACGGATCGCGATCAGCTGCCCGCCGCCAACCTGGGCATCCACGTACTGTTTCGTGGCGATGCCGAGAGCCACCGTCGGGTTGGCGGAGACGGTCGCGCCGACGAGAAAGTTGGGCGCGTTCACCCATCCGGCATTCTTGCGAGCGTAGCTATTGCCGTCTGACGGCGCATCGCCGCCTGGAATCCCGCCGCCGCCGCCGCTCGCATAGTTCGCGGGCACCGACACCAGCTGCCAGCTGGTCCCGTCATAGACCAACTCGGCTTTTATGCCGGCGCCAAGCTCGCCGCCCGTCAGCGCATGATTCAGGAAGGTGATCGGCTTGGCTGCACCGCCATTGACCGAGAGCGTGGCCGCGCCTGTGTTGGCAGCTATCGGGATGTAGTTGACGCGCTCACCCGCCGCGAGCGGGACTCCGGTGATCGCGGTCGTCACCGTCTGAGCATTGCCTGAACCGCCGACACTGGTGCCCCATACGCCGACGTCATTGACGAAGCTCCGGACATTCACCGCGTCCTGTGGCCCGGTCGGATCTCCGACATTGATGATCGGATAGTTGTTCATGTTGATCGGGCCGGCAGGCGAGTTCTGACCATCCTTGGTCAGGCACATGCTCAACCCGGCGGCGAAGTCGTCGTCCTCGCCGTCGAAGCGCGAAGCCGTGATCGGGATGCCGTTGTTCTTGTCGGAAACCCAATTATAGAGTCTAACGAAGACTCCTGACCCGTTATACGGCAAGTAATCCTCCTTCTGTTATTGAGAAGGAGGAGTAGCCTCCTTTCTCATTACTGCACGTTTACTTGCGCGAACCCGATGGCACGCTCTGCATTCCCGCGCACCAGTGCGGAGATTGATGTAGGTGTTTGCCTCGTCGTAGGGATGCCCATGCGGGCAATGCGTCTTCGCCAGATTCCTGGCGCCATTGGCCTTGCCGCCAAGTGCGAGCCCAGTCAGGTCGCGGCCCTTCTTGGGGATCTTTGCGTTGTAAGCACGCTTCCGTATCAGGCGGCAGGCGAGGCAGACGCGCTGACGCCCGACGATGATGATGTTGTCGCCCGATAGAGGATGCCCACGCTTGCAGTGCGTCTTAGCAAGCTGATGAGCGCGGGCGAGTTCAGCGCCTGTCCCTCGTCGTGTGTTCTCGGCGATGGTGACAACTTCCAAGTGATCAGGGTTGACGCAGCGCCGCACGCGGCAGAGGTGATCCAAGACCATGCCGCGTGGGATGTCGCCGCGCTCCAGTTCATAGACCAAGCGGTGAGCCAGCCTGGGCTGCCCCATTATTCCGGTCACCCCATATCCATCGTCTCTGATGCTGCCGGTCCAGAGCCAGCACCCGGATGGCGCGACCTCGTATCGGGCCAGCTTTGCCCGGAAGCGGGCGATGCAGTGGCGGAGATACCGTCTCAGGATGGGCTGCATGGCATCCTCCCAAAGGGCTATGGCTGGGAGGCGTAAACTATCCTATCCTAGGACGAAAGGAGAACCCATCCCCATGACTGACAGTGAGATTCTAGATTTCCTGCGCGAGAGATTCGCTCGCCTCGATGCCCGGCTCGACGGCATCGCGGCGGATATCCGCGATCTGAAGTTTCGCGTCACCAGCATCGAGCAACAGCTGGCTGGCTTGCGAGCCGATCTGGCCAATCAATCGCTGCGGATGGATCGCATCGAACTGCGCCTGGATCAGATCTGGCGCCGGCTCGATCTGGCGCCGATTGCGTAGGAGAACCCATCCCATGTTCAAACTGATGCTAATCGGCGCGATCGGCTTCGTTCCCGCTGTCGCCTCCGCGAATCCGCTAAGCGATCAGCTTCTGACCTACCCGCCTGCGACTCAGGCCAGCATGCTCGGCCAGACCATTGTGGGATGCGTCGGCAAGAAGGCGGTTTACATGACCACGACCGACAACATCGATGCTGCCATCTGGCTTGTGCAGTGCGCCGGCCAAGAGGGGCATGACGGATATGTCCTTCGCATCACGCATGAAGGGAATACCGAAGCTCTGCCGTGCGCCGACTTCCAGCGCCGCTTTGGCATCGGCTGCTACTTTGGCGATCCACCCGAATCTGAACGCACGGACGATCCCCACACCCAGGCACTGAAGGCGCTTCTCGGCGAGGAGTTCACGCCGCTGAACTAGAAGGGCTTCGGGGGCGGAGGTGTGTTACTGCCGGGATCATGCCTGGCATAGTACTCGGCGAGCGCAGAGGGCGTCGTCGCCCCAGCTAGATAAGGCGCAGCAACCGCGGCGGGGATGGCGGTGCGCGGAGGCGGAAACCTTCCCGGCACGAAGCGGCCCGCAACGCGCGCCGGCCCGCTCGGTGTGCTGAGAGGGCGATAGATATTGCTCAGGAGGTTCTTTGCCCCAGTCCACATCTCCTCAGGTCCGCTGAATATAGCGTGTCTGACTTGCGGAGAAAAAATGGCCAAGGGCGTCAGAGTCTCCAGATCCAACGGTATCCCTGTAAGCTCTGAAAGCTTGTGTGCCAAATATCCTCCGCCGGCCGTCAACGCCGTCTTGCCCGCCCCCACGGCGATCGGTTTCACCACGGGCTTCATGGTTGGCATCCGTCCCGTCTCGATTCTGTTGACGAGATTGCCGCCCGCATCGGACATCAACTGTCCTCCCGCACCAGTGAGCGCGCCTAGCACCGTGTTGATCAGCTTTGCGCCTGTCGAGCCCTCGTCAGGTGAGTTGACATACCCCTGCGCCGCACCAATGCCCGTACTCGGGAGATATCTCACGAGGGCCTGCAATAGGGGCCGCGCCGCAAGCGGCGCCGCTGCGACATCGGCGAGCCAGCCGCCAGCTATCGTGGGGGCCGCGCCGCCCACCATGTTCGCGAGCCGCCCCTCTGTCGGGTACATACCGGCGTAGGATTCGGCGCGTTTCTTGAGTCCGGGGTAGAAATAGCCGGCGCCCCCGAAGCTCGCTCCTTGCGCGACATTAGCGGCAAGCCCAGCGGGATCATCAGTGAGGGCTGCTTTAGTTAGAGCCCATGGTTCGACCGGGACGGATTGCTGCCCATATGGCAGCGGCGTTCCATACTTGTTGTGGAGAGCAAGCGCCAGATTCGCCCGGTAGTCGTCTTCAGGATTGGTGGTCGCCGCGCGAAAGGGTGTCATCCCTACCTGTGGCGGCAGCGTCAGCGTGGTCGTATTGCCGGCGACAGTAACAGGATTATCTCCCCCCTTCAGGCCTGGCAGAAGCGGTGCGCCAGGAGCGACGGTCGCGGTCGTGGCGGGGGCGGATTGCGATTGGTTGCTCGATTGCGATTGATCGTCACCCTTTAGTCCCGGCAGAAGTTGCTGACCCATGGCAATGCATTCCTAGTAATGCAGTATAGTAAGCTGGTCGGCCTGACCTGCGGGCGGCGGCGGCAACCCTTGCAGATAGTTGTAAACTTTGCGAGGCACCCATGCGCTGGCCTGCGGGTTCGCTTTCAACTCACGGTCGAGCAAACTGATGGCGAAGGCTTGCTGGTCTTTCGGTATGGTGTTCCACGGATTCCAATCGCTCGGCATGTTCTTCGGGTTGGTCATAAGCTCGCCAACCTTGGCATAGGTTTCAGCGGAATGGGTCCGATCAAACCATGTGTTGAAATTCTCGTTATTACCTCCTCCAGTGTCGATCGGATCGGTCAAGCTTTTGTACCGGCCCGTGGCTCGCGATTCGCTTTCCCGATTGTCCGCCCATGTGGATTGGCTGGCGTTGATATCTTCATCTCGGCGTCTTTGCATGGTCTGGCCATTGCTGAAGAAGTCGAGCGCTCCTGGCATCGAAGTGATGTGGGGAAAGGTCGAGGTATATTGGCCCAGGACCGCTTCGGTGGAGATCCCTCCTTGCTGCGCCCCCTGGCTGGCGAATTGGAACTCAACCTTTTGCAACGCTTCTAGAGCATCCGGCGCGCTCTCCGTTATCTTCTTGACGTCATCCTCGCTCATGTTTGGATTCCATTGCTTCAAGAAAGCGGCGACCTTCCCCCGCCATTCCGTCGTCGGTCCCATTGTCCCGGCTTCCTGCGCCAGCATGCGAACCTCAGTAGCGAAGGCGCGCTGCTGCTGCGCGGCCTGCGCGTTGCCATAGCCAGCCTGGTTTCGCGTGTTGTCTGCGAGCCTCTTACTTGTGTTGTTGGGATCTTCGATGGCGACATTCATGGGGCCGGTCGGCTGGAACCGCTGCGCCGCCGGCACGGCCTCGCCAGGGATGGTGCCTGGCTTGTATGGCGTGATAGTCCCCTGCACTGGCGTTTCCGGCTGCTGTGGCGTGGCGGGCTGCGCTGGCGCGGTCTTAGGCGGCTGCGCGGCTGCCGTCTGCGTCGGCGCTACTGCTGGCGCGGTCTGAGCCGGGGTCAGCGGCGTCCTTGTCGTCGGCATGGGCTCCGCGTTGATCTCCGCCTGATCCGCGGGAGAGATCTGGCCCGGCCCCGTGATGGGAGGCACGTTCTTGTTGACCGGCACAGGGACTTGCAGCGGCTGTTGCGGCCCCCCTTGTGCCACCGCGGGCGGCGCTCCGCCCCCAATCGGATGGATGCTCCGATAAGCCTGGTTCGAGCCCAGCCAGGGAAGCTCGCCGCGGTCGTGGTAGAGCCTGCGCGCGGCGTCCCACTGCACCGCTTCGGGCGCGTCCATGGCCGTCGCATAGAGCGGCTTGCCGGTCCTTGGATCTTGGGGACCGTATTCCTTCCACGTCGATCCGCCGAATTGGAAGATGCCGGTGGAGTCTTCGTTCAATAGGCTATGCCTGTTCGTCTTGGGGCCGAAGTTGGTTCCGTCATAGCCGCTCTCCCGTAGTGCGATCCCGCGGAGCGCCTGATCAACCACGGTGGGGTCGGTGCTGGGGCGCCCAAGCCCGTAGCGATCGTAAAGGCCCGTCTTCGGCGCAGGCGTCGTCGTGCCTGCCGTGGGCGTGGATGCGGGTGCGCCAGGCGGCGGCAGGGGCTGCACTGTCATTTGCCCCCCTGGCGCTGCGGGAGGCGTTCCTGGCGCTGGTGCGGAAGCTGCGGAGCCTGGTGCGGATGCTGCGGAGCCGCCGCCCTGAGCGCTGGGAACGCTGCCGTACAGCGCACCCTGATTGGCGTCGATCCAGTTTTGCGAGATCAGGCCGCCGCCGATATTCTGTAGCACCCAGGATTTGGGATGCTTCTGCGTCTCCCAGCCACCTTGCCCGTTGTTGGCTTGCTGATTCCAAACCGGAACGTCCATGATCTCGAACGGTGCCTCTCCCGCCTTCGTCCCCGCCGCGGTCGCGGCAGCGCTCGTCGCCTTGTAGCCTGGCGTAGTCTCGCCAACCGGCGTGAAAGTGATGTTGCCTTGCTGATCGGAGCCATATGCCCAGCCCTTGGCATAAAGCTCGCCGTTAAGCTGTTGGAATGTCTGCTGCCGCTGGAGCGGCGTCATCTGATCCTTGGTCTTGTTGTAAAACTGGATCTGCTGTTGCAGTTCGCCGACAGGCATATTGCCCTGTTGCTGCTGACCCGTCGTGGTGCCGTAGGTGGCGAGTATCTCTGGTCCCTTTGAGAGCCTGGTGTATTGCTTCTCAAAGTCGGTCATCGATTCCCACCAGTTGCGCTGCCTCGTTCCCGGTGCGCCCAGTAGCTCGCCGAAGCGGTCGTTCTCCGCCTTCATCTGCGCCGCGGCCTGCGGATCTTGCTGCCCCTGGCCCCCTATCAAATCCTTCATCATCATGCCGCCGGTCAGGGCGGAGCCCAGCCGCGACAGCGCGCCCAATGGCGTTGCCACCGGCCCCGTTTGCATCCCCTGCTGGATCAAGCTCTGACCCAGGTTCATCTTCATGCGCGTGCGCGGGTCCCAGAGCATCGTCGGATCGAAGCCGCCCATGCCGCCCTGGCCGCCGCCCATGTTGCTCATCGCCATGAGGTACATAAGGCTCTGTGGGTTCATGCTGGGCGAGAAGGGGTCAACCATGGCTCGTCCTCAATGGAACATCGAATAGAGCGCGACGGTGGTGGCGAGGTTAGAAGCATCGCCCAGCGTGTTCTGATACCGATTCAGGCCGGCCTGATAACCTACATTTTGCTGCCCCAGGCTCGTGCCGTAGGCACCGCCATAGTCAGGCGCCGGGATGTTGGGCTGGGCTGCCGCGCCCTGCGGGACTTGCACGCCGCCCGTGCCGGTATAGGCGTTCATCAGCGTGGCGAGATTGCTCACCGGCATGGAGTATTTCGACTCCGCCTCGCTGACGCCCTGTTGACGGGCCGCCATGCCCTGTTGGAATTGCTGGTTGGCCACATTGTATCCTTCTTGGATCGCGGCATCGCGCGCCTGGCCATAGGCGAAAGTCTTCTGACGATTGAAGGCATCCATCTGCTGATTGAAAGCATCAGAGCCTTCGGGGATGCCCTGGTCGCGCAGCTGATCCGCCATTTGCTGTTGCTCAACCTTGAATTGCGGATCGAGATAGGCCGCCTGCTGATTGTAGACCGCGTTCGCAGCTTCGGTGTTGTACTGCCCCATCGTCGGCGCCGCGGCGATGCCGCTGAGATCGAGGCCGCCTGTCGGCAGCCCGCTGAGCATGGCATTGCCAGAGCCCAACAAGCCCGTCTGAAATTTCTGCTGAGCGTCGAGGATCGCTTGCTGTTGCGGAGACAGCGTGATCGTCTCGGTGGTGCTGGGGACATAATTCTGGCCGACATATGCTCCGCCAGGATTCGGCGTCGTGGCGCCAGCAGTGCTAGGCTGGCCTGCCGTTATCCCCGATGGATTGGCCGGCGAGGTGTACGGCTGCGTCGGCTGCGTGGTGCGAGCCTGGTTGCCCTGCCCAGCCATCGAGTAAGGCTGATAGCCGCCGCCGGTATTGCCGCCATAGGTGTTGCCGGCGTTCGCCATGCCGAAGGGACTGCCGCCGCCGCCGAAATATTTGCTCGCAGCGTACTGCTGATAGGTCGGTGCTCCGCCCCAGGCGGGATTGCCGCCGCGACCCGCGCCTCCATCACCCCATGCCATGGCTACACCATCGTGAAGGGCTGTTTAGCAAGCTGCGCCCGGCTGGGACCGCCGCTCGCTGGCGGCGTCCCCGTGGTATAGGTCACGGTCCCATAGGGCGTAATCATGTTGGTGTCATTCAGGATCTTGTTCGCGATCGCGTTCTTGATGCCGAATTGCGATTCGGTCTGTGCCATCTGGAAGGGATCGGGTGCTGCGGGTGGTTTGGGGCCTTTCATGGCGATAGATCTCCAACCATTTCTGTGCGTCTCGTTTCAGGAGTCCGTAGCTCACGCCATCGTCATTCTCGAATAGCTCGGGATGGTGACCTTCTTCGTGGAAGCCGAAGCGCAGGAGGAAGGCCCTGGCATCCTTGTTTCGCCTGCCCGTCACCGCGGTGATGCGCCGGCAGTCAAGCTCGATGAAGGGATAGCCGATGATGCGGGCGATCATTTGCCGCGAGGCCCAGCGGGGCGAGGTCGTAGCAAAGGTGATCTCAATCGAGGGCCAATCGAAGTTATTGAAGAGCGCGACCGCGAGAAGCTCCGCACCGCGCGCAACTCCGATGCACTGGTAGGGCGGTAGGAACTCTTTATGTAGCTGGGTGCCGATCCACAGAGCCAGAGCTTCATTGTCGTATACGAGCATCAAATCTGCTTCGAGACTTCCAGCACCAGATCCGTCCGCATCCAGACCATGGGCGCTGTCGTCGCGGCTACTATCTGGACGCTGATCACCGTGCCGCTTCCGGCGGCAGCATGGACTGCCGTAGGGATCTGCCCTTCGGTCGCCCAGTAGCTCACGTCCCAGAGGGCTATGTCCCACCAGGGGCCATAGGAATAGTTCTGGGCGATGATGGCGAGGAGTAACGTCTTGTAGTCATAGCCGACATAGAATTTATAGCTGTCATTGGCGACGACGACGGGACGCAAGCCCGCAACCCGCTTGCCCGTGGGAATCGTGGCGTTGCTCCACGCTTGCTGGCAAAGCGAATTGATCGGCAGTCCGTTATCGGTGCTGCCGGTGTCGGCCTGCCAGACGACACCGCTCGATGCGCCGAAATAGAGGTTCTGATTGAACTCGCTCCAGCACAGCGCGTTCATGCCCTGGAAGCGCTGCCACGACTGATTGCTGGTATTGTAAACGTGCTGATCCCACAGGCTGACGCTCGGGTTGGGGCTGATCAGAGTGCTGGGCACATTGAAGATGACGCGGCGCCCCTTGCCGTAATACAGCGACTGGAAGCCGTAGCCCGGCGGGTGGGTGGTGCTGTGCTGACTGATCATGATCACATCGCGCACAGCGCCACTGATCTTGCTGCGCGGCGGAGTCTGGCCAACTTTCAGCGCTGTCAGTTGCTCCTGCAGGGCGACATGATCATCGAGCGTCGTCAGATAGACATCGCCGCCATAGGAAGCGATCGAGCGCTGACTGATCGGCGCCGCGAGCTTGTACTTGCCGACGATCTGCCAGTTGGTTGATAGGCCCGGATCGTCGCCCAGGTAGAGAAGGATCTCGCCCGTGGTCATGACGATGCAGAAGGTATTGGTGATGCCATCTCCGCCGTCGTGCGAGAAATTAGTGAGGCAGAGAATGTTGCCGCCCCATTGGGCGATCGTGCTGACATCGAACGCCGCCAGGGCGCCGGTCACGTTGTACAGCGGGGCATACCAAAATACCGGACTGTCCGACAGCCAGAAGAAGAGGCGATTCTTAAAGACGGTCACACCGATCGGGTTCGTCGCCGGCCCGGTGAAGCCGGCAGCCGCCATGGTCGCACCATTGATCGCCTGCACGGGGTCCGCGCCATTGGCGAGGAAGAGACGCGCGGAGAAATTGGCCGCGGTCCAGAGGTTATTCGCGAAGCCGGTGCCCAGCACGACGCCCGCGCCGCCCGCTGTTATGTCGAAGATCTTGCCGCTGGCACAGGCGATCAGCTTGCGCGTGGTCCCAGTGTGGTACTCCGCGAGCGTCTCGACGGCACCGCCCAGGTTGCCGCTGAAGGGCTTCGATCCGCGGCGCACGTTCAAGCCGCCCGCGTCTGCATACCAGTTATCTATCGTGATGGCATCTGTGGGGTCCATGCCGTCGAAGTCATCGCGCGTGTTCCAACCCGTCATCGGCGGGCGTACAGGCATGGGTTGCGTGAACGGCTGGGCCGCCATCATGATACGCTGGTCGCGCGCGAGGCGTTTCGGCATTTACTGATTCCCGTAGCCGCTCTCGGGCACGTTCCACGGCCCGATGAGGCCAAGGTCTGGATCGGGCGAGATCGACAGGATGCCGGCACCGCCGTCATTCGCCACGTAGACATCCGCGGCGCGCTCATATTCATCGAACTCAGTGCTGTAGTCATAGCCGAAGCGCTTCAGCATGCGCCATCTGACGCCCAGTTCGATGATGTACTCATCGAGCTTGCAGCCATCGGTGTCGGCCTGCCAGTCCTTTTGCGGATTGCCAAGGGCGGAAAGGATGGGCGAATTGCTGTTGTACTCGAACACCAGCTGCGAGCCGACATCGGTGGGCGTCGGATCGATGAAAAAGTAGGTGACGCCAAGCTGTGGATTCGGAATGTTATCCGGCCCCATCAAGGTGATGTGCTGCTTCACTCTCCAGCGCCGCTGAATGCTCGCCTTGCCCATCATCGAGGATTTGTATAGCTGCCACTGCTGCGGCGTCATCGGCCCGCGCATGGCCCAGAAGCGGCTGCGATCCCACATGGTGCTGTCAACGAAGCTCTTAAAATCTGTCGGCAGCTGATAGCCAGCCTGGCCGAAGACATGACGCTGCGCGAGGCCTCCCGCGGTCGCGTTCTGATTCATCGTTATCTGGGTTGGGCTGTCCACGCTTTGAATGATCGAGTTATTCGGGAACATATTGCCCGCGTAGTTGAAGATGCCGGCTTGCAGCCCCACGGTGGTGGAACAGTTGCTGATGATGCTCCCGCCCAGTGTCACGTCGCCCGTGATCGTTACGGCATTGGTGGTGAAATTCCACTCGCTGATGAGCGCGGTCCAACCTCCGTTATTGTGACGGATGAGATCCTCCACGCTGCGCCTGGCACAGGTGAGGAGCGCGATCGCCGTCTGATCCGGATTATTGATGATCGCCGGCATCTGGGGGAAGGAGGTGTCCCCCACAGCGTTGGCGCACAAAGTTAAAAGTGACGTAGGTGCCTCCATATAAGGTGGCGCCTAACCCTGCTGATGGTGTTATTCGATACACCAAAACGCTCAGCAAGGCGCACGCCGGGTTCATGGGATGCGCGGATATACTCCACGTCGGCTTCCGTCAGTTTAGCCATGTGATGTTCTTCGCCATGCCTCGTTCGTTGGCGATGCCAAGGCTGCCAATCCATTCGCCCCTTTGCGGCAGCGTCTTGCATGTTGTCAGTGTAGGTGCCGAGAAAAAGATGGTCGGGATTGACACAGCCCGGCACATCGCAGTGATGGCAAATGACCATCCCTTCTGGGATAGGACCATTGAACAGGTGCCATGCGGCGACATGGCCGCAGACATTGCCAGAGCCACGCGAGCCCGCTCCTCGTGGTCGAAGATCGGAGTAGTGGAAGCCCGCGTAGCCAGTTTTTTGGTAATGATGCCCCATCCAGAGCCAGCATCCGGAATCTCGGTCGAGATAGACCTTCTCCATAAAGCGCTGAAGAGGATCGGTGCGCGGCCTCGCCATGGAGCCAGTCTATCTCATTTGCCCTCGACCATGTTCCGCATGCCTTTCGGTGCGGGTATGCGGGCTCCAGCGCTGCGGGCCTTGCTCAGAGAAATCGCGATTTCCTGCCGCCGCGCCTGTGCTGGCCCTTCTTTCTTTCTCGTTTTTGCCAAGATGGCCGGGGGATTCTTTTTGACCTCCGAAAAGGCCGCATGTACCTTGCGGGCGGTCTTCTTGCCGGTCATACCATCATCCTCCCTCGATCGCGGGCGCGCAGCCGGTTCTGAAGCTCGCCGGCAATTTGCTTGGTCTGATTGCGGTCGAAGGGGGCCTTGTCTCCGCCATTGGTCGGGCTCGGGCGGCGCGATTGCTTGTTGGAGATCTGAGGCCCCTTCGTCTTCCTGGGAGTCGCGGCGTCCGGAGCGCCGCCCTGGCGCTGATTGCCGCCGCCTCTGCCGATTGTCGTGGCTGGGACTTTCTGAGTCCCCTTCCCTTTGAATTTCATGGGGTCACCTCTTCGTGTGTTTGCCGTAGGCTTTTTCTAAAGCCTTGCGGATGCCGCTGACCTTGCCGCCCAGCGTCGTGCCGGGGCGTGGCTCACGAGCCTTGGCCGTCAGGGGCGTCGGCCCTCTCCGCATGTGTCCTGCGCTGGCTGGTTTCTTGGCCATGTCTCCTCCTTATGCGGCTTCCGGCGAGGGCCGGATTGCAGCGAAGCTCGCGAGCGGATCGACGGGTACTGCCGGCTGCGGCAGCATCGCCGCCGGCTGCGCTGGGACAAGGTTGGCGAAGGGGTCAACCTGGCCGGGGATGATCTGGGCGATGTTGGGCCGGTTGGCGAGGCCCTGGATCTGAAGCTGCATGCCAGATATCAGCCCCTTCAATTCGGTGATCTGCTGCTTCGCTTCGATTAGCTCGATGCTCAGTTGATCATTCTGGGCCATCAGAGTCTTCGTCATGGCGTTGCGCTGGGCAGAGTCGAGGAAGGCTTTCGCCAGGTCGCGCAGCTGGCGGGCACCCATGCCAAGCTTCGTGAGATTGTAGTCGCTCACCTCCGCCATTTGCTCCACGGTCCAGATGTCGTTGTGCTTGAGGAACAACACCTGGGCCTTGGAATGAACCATCGGCCACATGTCGATCGGCGTGCCCTCGTGGGCCATTTCCTGGCCCTTCTTGAAGCGCTCATAGGCCTCTGGCCAGCGCATGCGATGCTCGTCATTGACCCTTTCCACCGGCACCGACAGCGAGTTGCCGGGGATGTGAATCTTGACTCTCTCCTCGTCCCTGTAGATCGGATGACCCTGCCGCTGCGTGGCCAACTCATCGAGAACGGCTTCGGTGTAGAACTCGGGGAAAGTCGGATCGCGATTATCGCCGAAGCGCTCGGTGCGAGTGAAAGCGCCGGTCTGGATTTCCATTTGGTTTCCTCTATGGCTGAATGAGGCGTGGCGTGCCAAGCGGCACGACGCCGATTAGGCTGAGCAAGATCAGAATCAGGATGAGCGCGGCGAGGACGATGACTACGTTCTTGAAGGGCGGCGGGATCGGGAGGTACTGGATCACGTAGATCACCAGCCCGAAGATGACGCACAGAACGATGAGGTAGATGAGTAGCGCGATCATCGGGTTATCCCTCCATTCCTGACCGCATCAGGTCAGGTTTTCAGGCCGACAGAAGCGAGATCCAGCCCTTGTCGCCGGGGAAGAACACCATCGACTTCGCGGTCGCCAGCGAGATGGCGGTGTTGGCGGTCAGCGCGTTGATGGCATCGCCGACAGCCGGATAGATGTTCTGGGCGTTGCCGGAATTGTTGTAGACGACGGTGATGCCCTGGCCTCCGGAGCTTGGCAGGATCACGCCGGCAGCGGCTCCGGTCCCCAGGATATTGCCCCCGCTCGGAAGTGGTGTGGCGGTGCCCTGGCTTGCGCCAGCCGCGGTAACGGTGACGATGGGGCCGGTGTCGAGCATGTTCGCGGCGGCGCTGGGAATCCCGGCCGCCATCAGATTGGCAGTGGTTGCCATATTGGTTTCTCCCTGGAAAGGAGAGAGGGGCCTCGCGGCCCCTCTCGTGATGGTCAGGTTATAGGGCCTTGAGCTTGGGGCCTGTTGCAGCTGAGCAAGACCTGATTGGTCCCCGGCACGTTGTTCGCCGTCAGGCTGGTAGCGCCCAGGATCATCTTGCCGGCGACGACGCCGCCGACGACCTGACCTGCGGCGCCGATGGAGGCAGCGCCGGCAGCCGCGAAGGTGCCGGTGGTGGCGGCAATCGCGACACCGCCGATCTGATACCACCCGTATTGGTTGGCCAGGATCGCCGCGGTGGCGAAGGCCACAGGAAGACCCTGGAGGGTGGTGTTGGGCAGCAACGTCGTCTGGAAGGTGGGCAGATTGCCCGCGGTGACGCCGCCCCAAATCACGGCGGAGCCAACCACGGTGTTGGCCACGCCCTGCAAGTAAATGAACTCACCAGAGCCATAGCTCGGGTCGTCCGCCCTGACGATTGTGCCAGGGGCAACAGCGGCAGCACTGCCGATCGAGCCGATCGCCGGCAGCCCCGCCTGGTTTTCTCTGATGATGAAAGCCATAGCCTAGCTCCTTGATGCGGGGGGTTAGCCCGCTGATGCGGGTTGCGTAAGGTGATCAGGCTGTGATGACGCCCTGCAAGAAACGATTGGACATCGTCAAGTTACCGGCCCAGCCAATTAGTTTGATCATCGCATCTTGATTGATCGAGAAGCGATTCGGATCTAGCGGGACCATGTTCCGGCGGGTGTGCGGGCGGTAGAAAAGGTAGTTCGTGTTGCAAGCTGTTAGCCCCTAATGTAATCTCTGTCACGAGCCTACATTAAGTCGGCTGGTCATTTCTGCCAGCCTCTGCATGTTCCCATGCAGATCGGAGCACATCTTCCCTTTCGGGGCTGGCCCATGCTCTCTACGCACGCCCGGCGATTACTCGCCTGCTTGGTTCGGGATTACCCTTCCGCGCCCTTTCGGGCCGGGCATCGGGTTTCCCCCGACTTCGCCAGCATATCGTCTGCTTCTCTCGGAAGAGGCGAACATGCTTGATGTTCGATATGTGGCTGGCCTCTTCGATGGTGATGGCTATGTCAGGATCAATCGGTGGGAGAAGCCGGAAAGCACGCATATCCGGTACAACATCCACGCTGGCATCAACATGACCCATCGTCCCATCATCGAGGACTTGCATCGACAGTTCGCCGGCAATCTGCACAAGACCCGGCGCCCATCGATAAAGCCGACGCATCGAACGCTCTACAGTTGGACTGTCACAAGCGCCGCCGCTGCGGCGTTCCTGCGGCTGATCCGTCCGCACTGCATCGTCAAGGCGGATGAGATCGATATCGCCCTTAAGCTTCAGGACTCAATCGATGAGTGGAATCACCGCCTTGGCTGGCATTACGGTGTGCATCCTCGGCGACCAGAGATAAGAGCTTATCGCGAGAGGTTGTTCGCCGAGATTGCAGAACTCAAACGTGTTCGCTTCGATCCTACTTAGGCAGCGAGCCCATGCGGCAGATCGTCGTTTGCCGCGTTAAGCGCGTACATATGATTAGTTGGTGCGCCGGCACCAGAGAGCCACGAGCCGCCCGTGCCGAGAGCGGAGACGTTACCCGCAGCATTGCCTTGAAAACCGCCGTCATACACAACATCGGCCTGCATGAATTTGAGCCTCATGAAGCCGGCCATGCCGTCGTCTTCCTGCTGTATTCTCTGTATCGCCTGGAGGCTTTCCAAGTAATACCGAAAATACGTATTATCCGCGATCCAGAGGTCGGGGTAGTCCTGCCCTCGCGCCTGGTTGAGCCAGGTGCGATTCATCATCGTCTGCATGGTCGAGGCGCCCGGCGTCAAACCCGCGGTGGCGAAGGACGAGACGTTGTCCCTCCAGAAGGCCCACACGCTGGTGTCGATGCCGCCGATCGTGCCGCTGTTGTTCACGTCAGCGACGAGAAGCTGCAAGCCACCGATCTGCTTGCCGCCCGAAGCGCTGCCGTTTGAGTAGCAGTCGTTGGAGAGGTTGTTCTGGAAGGTGCGCTCGGCGTTGCCAATGCGCGACTCCAGCAGATTGATCATGCGCTCCTTTCCGTCGTTCTGAATTTCCTCAAGGCCGCTGATCGAGACAGCCACCGCTGCCTGGGCGATCGGGAACTGTGCAGCCGTGAAGACATCGCTGGGACTTACATTGAGAATATCATAGCCCGAATATCTCTGATAAGTCCCATTTTCGGAATATTCCATTTCCTGCACTATAGCCTGACCGCCATCAAATGTTCTGATGTTGCCTTTTCTTTGAAGGCGGCGTAGAAGTGCGTTGTTCTTGGTCACGTTGTCGGCGAGTTCACCACTTCTGTTGAAAAGTGTAGTCGTGGTGATTTCTCCCCAGTTGACATTTGGGATAGCCATGTAATCACTCCTCGGATTACTTGGGGTTGACGGAAGACGCGACTATAGAATCGAACTTGGCCGACTCAGTCCTGATCGGCCAGGTGCTGTTCGAGTGCCGCGTCGATGGAGGCGCGAATGCTCTGCCCCTTTGCGGGTGCTGCCGGCGTCCGACTGGTCGGTCGTCCCGATCCAACGACGCTGGAAGCCGCACGTCGCGCTTGATCCGTCTTATCCCTGGCTGCCAGAGTTGCGCGTTGACGTTCTGACTGCGCCGCTTGGGTGGCAGCGAACATCTTCGCACGCGTGGCAGGGTTGACGTTGACGGCATCGATATAGAGTTGTTTCAGCGGAGGGATCTTGCCTGTCGTCTCGCCATAGTGCTTGGCGAGCATGGTCATATAGTCCTCCACCTCGTTGAAGTACGGGTGCAACAGGTTGCCCGTATTGTCCCGCGCTTCCTTGAACTGGTTGATCGTGGCCATGGCGTTATTGGCCGCTTGGCGCAGCTGCTGATTATAGGCGATCGTCGCCCGCTCCTGTTGCTCCTGGCGCTCCGCCATGATCATATCGACGCGCGGATCTCTGAACTCGCCACCAGGCTGAGCGAAGCCATTGCCAGCGCCATTGGGCGGCGCAGCCGCGGGCTGCCCTCCCGCTGCGATTTGGTCGGGCGTGCGGGGGTCGAAGCCGAAGAAATGAGCGATCACCTCGCGCGGCACCTTGTAGCCCTCCGCGATGCCGCGGAGCATGCGGGCCGCGCTCTCCGGACCCTGGAGCATTGCCCTCTCGCAATTCGCCCAGCCTTCGATCAATAACCTGGGGGTGTAGCCAGCTGCCTGGATCGCCGGCAAATCGGGTTCGAGCATCTGGTGGATCGGGCCATATTCATTGACGAAGGCCGAGAGCCCCTGCGTCTTCTTGAAATAGGCGCGATCCATCTCCCCGGCGCGATCGACAAGGAAGTCCTGCACCTCCGGAGTCTGGTGACTGAGGAACTCCTTATGATCCTGCCGCCAGTTAGCTGTGAGCTTCTGGAGGCGAACCTCGCGCGATTCCCTCTTTGGCTCGGCAGGCTGTTCCTCTGGCGCGGGCTCTTCGGGGCGCCGCTCCTGGGGCTGCGGCTTCGGTTCCGGCCCCTCAGGCTGGCGCTCTTCGCCCTCCTGCGGGAGGAAGCGTCCCTTCTCGTCACGCGGGCGATCCTCCGGGCGCCGCTCGATGCCCTCCGACAGATCGTCCTTGTCGAGGTCGTCCGCGGGTGGACGCCTATCGGTCCTTTCGGGGCGACTGGTGTCCACCTCGTCGGCAGGCTCGCGCTCCGCCTCGTCCAACGCCTCCGCCAGCCGCTCGCGGATGGAAGGGGTCGGCTTATCGTCGTCGTCAGCCATGTTTCGTTCCTGTGGATATGTTCCCGTGAAACATCAGCGAGCGGCGCCCGTGGCCCCCGTTGCCCCCGTTGCCCCGGTATCGCCGGCAGGCGGCGGCTCCGTCGCCTCGACGGCGGCTTTCACGCGGCCCATGGCGGCGCCCACCTTCAGGTCGTTCGCCCAGTGATCCACGATGCCGGCGGTCTTCATCAGTTCGAGAAGCTCCTTGGCGGCGTCGTGAAGCTCGTCGGTGGCGGCATCGCGTGTGCTTGGGCCGGCGGCCCCGGTGACGGTGGTGCGAGTGACGGTGACCATGGCTTTCTCCTGTGAATGGAAAATCAGTTGCGTGAACGGAAAATCAGTTACTCTTCCTCGTCGCCGAGATCCTCGCCCACCTGGCGCGCGGAGCGCTTGATGGCATTGCGGACGCTCTTGCCCTTCGGCGGAGCTTCCTCCTCTTCTTCCTCGGGTTCGTGAGGCTCAACGTGGAGCTTGTGCATCTGCACGCGAACGCGGCTGTCCTTGCCGTTGTCGCCGGGACCGACGCTGTCAACGACGCCATGGCCGCGGAACTTCACGGGCGTATTGCGCCCCGGCGGCTGGTCGCCAAACATCTTCTGGGCGTGGTCCCCGCTCACATGAAAGGAGGCGTCGGGCGGATAGTCGCTGGGCGGGCCGCCGATGATGAAGCCCGCCCTGCCCTTGCCTTCGCTCTTGCCGCCCTTCGATGCGCGCTTCAGATCAACCAATTTGCTACCCATCGATCTCTCCTTCCGTACCGGCGACCTTCCTGCCGCCGCCCTGGCTGACTTGCTCATAGGCTCGCTCGATCGCGTCCCGGCGGCTCTGCGTGGTCATGGCGGAGCTTTCCGGCGCCTGGTCGAGCGGCTGTCCGCGGCTGTACTCATTTCCAACCTCGATGAGCCTGTGGGCTCGGAGATGATCCCTGTGGGCAGAGCGGGAGTGGATTCTTTCCCCGGTGAACATCGAGCGGTATGGGTCGATGTCGCGCATAATGAGCGGTGCCAGGGGGCGCGGGCGCGGTGCGTTTGGATCGTACTCGGCCCAGCGAAAACTCTCACGATCCCAGAAGTACTTGGGCACATTGGCTCCTTCCTGATAGTATTCGATCCCATGCCATACAGCGATCCGGAGAAACGACGAGCCTGTTGGCGGCGCTACGCCAAGAGTGAACGGGGTCGCGAATCTGCGCGGAGATACCGGACTTCGGCCAAAGGGCAAGCCACATACAAGGCTTGTCTGGAGCGGTGGTGCGCTACCTCCGAGGGCAGAGCATCACGAAGAGAGGCCAGCAGGAAATACGAGGCGAAGCCTAAGAGTGAGGCCGTCCAGGAACGCAAGCGTGAGCGTGACCGGCTTTATCGCAAGGCCAATCGAGACAAGAAACGAGCGCAGCACATTCTCCAGCGCGCCGTGAAGCGTGGCCTTATCCAGAGCCACCCCTGCGAAGCCTGTGGCGCCCCGGCTGAAGCACATCACGATGACTATTCCAAGCCGCTTGAGGTACGATGGCTCTGTCACAGCCATCACTCCTGGCACCATCGGGGCCACGGGCCTTACGTTTAGGCGTTGCCATAAGGACCAAGGAGCATCCCCAGCCTGGCGAGCGCATAGGCGCGCTGCCGATCGGAACCGCCGCGCTCTCCCATCCGAGAAACGCCCTGACCTGGCGCCAGGCCGCCCGCGCGTGCGATCGGCGTGCTGGTTCCGCCGCCGCCGAAGAGGCCGCCGATCGCGTTGGAGATGTCTGCGGCAGTGATGCCCGTGCCGAGAATCCCGCCGCCGCCCGTGCCGGGGCCGGCGGCTGATGTGGGGCCGGTGGTGGCGCCACCAGCGCCAGCTAGGGTCGGGCCGCCGAAGCCGGGGGCACTACCCCCGCCCAGAATCACGTCGCCAATTCCTAGCTTGTTGGCAAGCTGGCCCGCCCCAAATCCCAGACCGGGGACACCCAAGGCTGTGCCCAAGATAC